GAGATGTGCGGACGTGACTGGAGTTCAGACGTGTGCTCTTCCGATCTTGGGACAAGAGAGATTTTCTAAAATTCTCACATGATGGGGGGTGGGGGTATGGCTAAAAAGTTAAATATAAAAAAGGACTTGATGGATCAGCTCGAAAGAAACGGGGTCTATGGCAGCCATTACCTGGACCTCATCAATGACTATATGGCGCTTTGGGAAATCAAAAATAAGCTTATCAAGGATATAAAGACCCGGGGGGTATCTGTTTACTGGTGTAACGGTGGAGGCCAGAAAGGGTATAAGAAAAACGATTCTATTTCTGAGCTCAATAAGACCAATGCTCAGATGCTGAAGATCCTCAACGAGCTGGGGCTGAAGGCAAGCAGCGTCGAACCGGCGGATGATGGCGATGAAGAAATGTAGACAGCGGGACTATCATCCTTATATCGACGCCTACATGGACGGTGTCCGGGATGGTTCCATAATTGCTGGTGAGGACATCAAGCTGGCAATGGATTATGTTGAGTATAAACTAAGCGACCCGGACGTATTTATCAACCATGAGAAGATCGACAAAGCTGTTGAACTCATGGAACGCTATTTCGAGATCAGGCTTTTCGACTGGGAGCTTTTCGTTACTGCTTGCATCCATTGCTATTATCAGTCAGACGACACAGTTGTTTTCTCAACGATCTTCATCGTGATGGGCCGGGGTAACGGCAAGAACGGATTCATTAGTCCTATCGCCTGGTACCTAACAACGCATTATCACGGCGTAAAAGGTTACAACATCGATATTGTAGCAAACGCTGAGGACCAGGCAAAAACATCATTCGATGATGTTTACGAAGTGCTTGAACGGACTTGGAAAAAGCTTAAGAAGTTCTTTTACAAGACCAAGGAGATCATCGTTAACCTCAAGACCAAGTCCTATATCAAATTCAACACTTCGAACGCCAAGACTAAGGATAGTAAGAGAACCGGCTGCCTGATCTTCGATGAAGTGCACCAGTACGAGACGTACGACAATATCAAAGTATTTACTTCAGGCTTTGGAAAGCGCAAGCACTCCAGAGCTTTTTACATTACTACCAACGGTAACGTTCGCGAGGGTGTCTTGGACGACATGCTTGCCATTGCTAAGGATATCCTTAGGGGAACAATCAAGGACCTGCGATGGCTACCGCTTATCTATCGAATTGACAAAGAGAAAGAAGCAAAAGACCCCCGGATGTGGCACAAGGCAAATCCATCTCTTAAATACCTGCCCACTCTAAAGCTGGAGATGGAGCAGGAATTTATCGAGATGAAATACAAGCCGGCCATGGAAGAAGAATTCTATACCAAGCGGATGAATTGGCCCAAGCAGAACCGGGAAATCATCGTCACCGAGTGGGAGAATATCGCGGCCACAAACAGGCCGCTGCCTGAACTAACCGGTCGAAGCGCAACGGTTGGTATTGACTACGCGAAAATAAACGACTTAGCGTCGGTAAATATCCACTTTCGGGAGGGCGACATGAGGTATGACATCAACCACTCCTGGTTGTGCTTGAAATCCGCTGACATTCTCAGACTAAAAATCCCCTGGCGGCAGTGGGAGGATGAGGGACATCTAACACTGGTGGATGACGTGGAAATTAATGCGGACCTGTTGGCTGACTATATCGCTGAGCAGATGACAAAGTATAATCTCGTAAAACTAGCTTTGGATAGTTTCCGTTATGCGCTGCTGTCCAAATCGCTCAAAAGAATTGGTTTTGATGCTGCCGAGCGCAAGAATGTAAAGTTGGTTCGGCCATCCGACATTATGAAAGCAGAGCCCGTAATTAGCAGTTGCTTTACAAAACAGTATTTCACTTGGGGTGATAATCCACCATTAAGGTGGGCAACAAACAATGCCAAAAAGATTCCTGTCGGGAGAGCCCAGGGGCAAGACAAAGGCAATTACGAATATGGGAAAATAGAAGCCAAAAGCAGAAAGACGGATCCGTTCCAAGCCCTTGTACATTCGATGGTAATTGAGGACGAGCTAGGCACTGGCGAAAGCGCTTTTGATGACCTGCCGGTCATTACAGGATAGGGGGGGGGTGATAAATTGATAAGTTTTTGGACCTGGCTGAAAGAAAAATTCGGCGGCGGTACGATACCATTCAGCGGATGGGACGATGTGTTAGACAGCGAAGAATATGCTGCCCTAGTAGCTGATATTTACATTCGTGAGATGGCGTTCTGGTCCGCTGTAAACCTGGTATCAAATGCTATATCGAAGTGTGGGTTTGAGACGTTTGTAAATAACAAAAAGACCAAGGCGCGTGAGTATTACCTGTGGAACCTGGAGCCAAACAAGAACCAGAACTCCAGTGCATTTCTTCGCAAGCTAATCTCACAGCTCTACCGGCAAAACGAATGCTTAGTCATCGAACAGAACGGTCAGTTGCTTGTCGCGGATAGCTTTACCAAAAAAGAATACGCACTGATGGATGATATTTTTTCACAAATCACCGTCAAAGATTTTACTTTCCAGAAAAAATTTTTGCAGTCAGAGGTCTTGTATTGGGAGCTAAACAGCGTAAACATGCGGAAAGTAATCAATGGAATCTACGAAAGCTATTCCAAGCTGATTACATACAGCATGAAAGCCTACAAGTGTTCACGTGGAACCAAGGGGATATTCAAATATGAAACCATCCCGGTGGCAGGAACGGCGGAACGGACCGCTTTTGATTCGCTCATAAACGAAAAAATAGGCAAATGGCTATCGGGTGACAATGCGGCTCTCCCCTTGGGACGCGGTCAAGACTGGAAAGAGCTTGAGAAAAAGACCTATGCCAATGATAACACCCGAGACATCCGGGCAATGATTGACGACATAAGCGATTTCACAGCAAAGGGCTTTGGTATCCCGCCGGCGTTACTACGCGGGGATGTACAGGATACATCAAAAGCGGTTGACCAGTTGCTGACGTTTTGCATCGACCCCTTAGTGGACATGCTGTCCGAAGAGATCAACCGCAAGCGGAACGGGTACGCAGGATTTGCAGCAGGAACGTATTTACAGATTGATACGCGCACCATAAAACATCTCGACCTTTTAAGTGTAGCGACATCCATAGATAAGTTAATATCAAGCGGTTGCTTTACTATAAATGACATAAGGGCGCTTGTTGGTGAGCAGCCAATAAATGAAGAATACGCAAATACATTCTTTATTACAAAGAATTATAGTACCGTTGAGGATTTACTAAACGCTTTAAGCGAACAAAAAAAAGAGCCTACGGCTTAGTAGTCTCTTGATATCCCTTTAGCACTAACTCAATTCCTTTGTCGAGTAGCTTAGACATAGGTATCATAGTTTTTTCTGATAACTGCTTTAGTTGTCTATATAACTCGGTATCTACAGCGTTAGAAATAGGGGTCCTGGTTTTTAGTCCTCTGTCCATATATATCACCTCAAAAATATTATACTTTATATTGTAAATGCTTGCAACTACAAGTAGTTAATAGTATAATATTATGGGGTGAGGATATGGATGTAAAGGTATGCATCAAGTGCGGTAAAGAGCTATCACTTGATAATTTCAATAAGGCATCAGGCAATAAAGACGGACTAAACAATCAATGCAAGCAATGTAAAGCAGAATATAAAAAGCAATGGTATCAAGAAAACAAAAAAGAGATTCAAGAACAAAGAAAGCAATATAGCGATGCTCATAAAAAAGATAAAGCTGAATATGACGCTAAATACAGGGCGGATAACAAAGAACGCATAGCAAAGTATATGAAACAATATTACGAAAACAATAGGGATATTCTTCTAGAACAAAATAGGAGATATTGGGTAAGGTATTACAAAAAAAATAGAGTAATGGTGCTAGCAAAAAGCAAAAAGTGGCGTGAAGAAAATAGAGAACGCATGTCTTTTTTAATAAAAACATGGGCACAGAACAATAAAGACAGGGTTAATATTAAGACAAATAGAAGAAGGGCAAAAGCACGCTCATTGCCTTATTCACTTACACATGAACAATGGGAGCAAATTAAAAAATACTTCAAGAATAGATGTTGTTACTGCGGGAGGGAATTACCATTAGAACAAGATCATTTTGTTCCAGTAAATAAAGGTGGTGGCTATGCGTGCGATAATATTGTTCCTGCCTGTAGAAATTGCAATGCTACAAAGAATGATAAAATTTTCTCGGAATGGTACCCGCAGCAAGAATTCTATTCACCCTGGCGAGAGTATACGATAATTGCATGCTTAGAATTAAACAAATAGTTAGCATCCCAATAGGGGTGCTTTTCTTGTAAGACTACTTTTGGGAGGAGGTGAGAAGGATTGAAAAAATATTACGCCCTAGAAACTAACGGCAAGGAAGCGGATATATATATTTTTGGCGAGCTCACATCATGGGATTGGCTGGAGTCTGATGTATCTAGTTATACCCTATCGAAGGAGCTACCGCGATTGATAAGTTGATTGGAAGCGGTTCCTTCTGTATTAACGATATACGGGAAGCTGTGGGAGATGAACCTATCAATGAGCCCTGGGCAAATGAGCATTTTATCACTAAAAATTACTCGACAGTCGCTGATCTGTTGGAGGTATTGGGAGGAGGTGAGAAGGATTGAAAAAAACGATATGGGAACTTAAGCAATCAGCTAATCCGGATACACTTGAAATTTATATCGATGAAAGTATCAAGCCAGATGAATATGACTGGTGGAGAGGCGAGAAAATCATAAGCGAAACATCAGCAAAGCATTTCCGAGAGGAGCTTGGAAAATATCCGGACGTTAAAAACATCGACCTATATGTCAATAGTTATGGCGGAGACGTTAAGGAGGCCATGGGGATACGTAGTCAACTGAAACGACACCCTGCTTTTGTTACGGGATATGTTGATGGGTTCGCGGCCTCTGCTGCATCGTTCATTCTCACGGGTTGCGACAAGGTAGTAATGCCTGCACCAACCATGCAAATGCTTCACGAAATGTGGAATGTCTCGATAGGAAACGCCAACGATCACCGTAAGAATGCCGATGATCTAGATGCAATTATGGCCGGTAATCGGCAGGCTTATCTTGAGAAATCAGGTGGTAAGCTCAATGAAAAGCAGCTTCGCGAAATCATGGATGCGGAAACCTGGCTGACCGCTGAGCAGTGTCTGGAGTTTGGCCTTGCGGATGAAGTGTCGGAGAAGATAGTTGATATGACCAAGGCCTCCGTAGCGCTGAAAGAATCCAATGACGCACTGGCGCAGAAAAACCATCAACTCGTGGCAAAGCTAAGGCAGCTCGCTGACCCAGTGTCATCCGATGAAATTGGCAAGGTTAAATCAATTATTAAAAGCCTTTCGAAAAAGGAGAAAGCAGAACTTGGCCCAAGATACTTCTATGATGATGCGCAATATCGGCATATTGTCGAAAGAGATGGTAAGCCTGTAGGGTTCCTGGAAAATAGAGCAACCGGTAGAAAGGGTCATTTTAATGCTGCTGTCGATCCGGCTTACAGGGGTCAGGGTATCGCTGATGAAATGATTGATCATGCAATCTCTGACACACCAGCTAAGCTGCCAAACCTTGAAAAAATCTTATGGATCACGGGTAGGGATAATGAAGCATCGAGAAAATTGGCAGAAAAACATGGCTTCGAATTAACCTCAGAAGAAGACGGGGAGGTCAAATACACATATTTGCTAGATAAGACAGATCCACCCCAAGAACCACAACAAAATAAACCCCAGAAATTCATGGCGGCATTGTTCCGCTAATTTTTATGTAAAAAAGGAGATTGGAAAATATATGAAAAACCTTGACCTTTTGCAAAAACAGAAAACTGAAATTATGGTAAAAATGAACCAAGCTATGAAGGATGGCAATGAAGAAGCATTTGCTCAGGCCTTTACCGAATTTACAGACCTGTTGCAAGAAGCTGTTATGTCTGAGGCTAAAGGACTTGTCCAGGCAGCTGATAATCATGTTCTTGCCGGTCGGGGTGCGCGAGCACTGACCAGCCAAGAAAGGGAATACTACGAGGGTCTTGCGCAGGCTATGCGTGCATCAAATCCTAAACAAGAGTTAGCTGACTTTAACGTTGTCCTGCCGGAGACTGTAGTTGATGCAATATTCGAGGATATCACTGAATCACACCCATTACTTGAGGCTATCAACTTTGAGGCAACCGGAGCCTTGGTAGAAATCCTGGTATCCACAATGGATGGCCGCCAACTTGCTACTTGGGGTAAACTTAGCGACACAATTATAAAAGAGCTGTCTGCAGGCTTTACCAACATCAACCTCGCACAGAAAAAGCTATCCGCTTTCCTGCCGGTTTGCAAGGCTATGCTCGACCTTGGTCCCGTATGGCTTGATCGCTACGTCCGGGCGCATCTGTCTGAAGCAATTTTTAACGGTCTTGAAGCGGGAATAATCAATGGCAGTGGTCTTGACCAGCCAGTAGGCATGCGTCGGGATCCAAATTCGGCGCTTGATCCAGCAACTGGCTATGGCTTACAGCAACTTATCCCGCTAAATGAGCTTAGCCCTGAAGAATATGGTGCGATTCTTTCCAGACTCTCGGTTGCGCCTACAGGCTTACAGCGCACAATAAAAGAAGTACTTTTAATAGTATCGCCAGTGGATTATTTTACAAAAATATTCCCTGCAAGCACTCTTCTAAATGAAAGCTCAATGGTATGGGTCGGCAATGTATTTCCTTTCCCAACTAGAGTTGTTCAGTCTGTTTATGTACCGCAGGGTGAGGCTATTATCGGACTGGGCAAACGCTACTTCATGGGCATTGGTACTGGCAAGGGCGGTAAGATTGAGTATTCCGATGAGTACCATTTTCTTGAAGATGAAAGGATGTACCTGACAAAACTGTATGGCGACGGCAAACCCCTGGATAGCACGTCCTTCATGCGCCTTGATATCACGAAGCTTAAGCCGGTACAGCGTGTTATTAGGGTTACCCCGTATGTCGATGCAACTCTTGAAAGCCTGACTATTGCTAGTGGTACCGTTGTCATGACTCCAGGTTTTGATAGCAGCATTCACTACTATACCGCTGAGACCGAGAATGCGACTGACCTTGTGACCGCGGTGGCCACCGATGCTACAGAAGCTGTTATCACAGCCACGCTGAACGGTGAAGAAACCGACCTTGGCTCTAACCAGGCTTGGGTTGAAGGGCAGAACGTTGTCGTTATCACAGTGACAAACGGCAGCGCGGTAGAGGTTTATGTTTTGGTAGTGACTTACACGACTGGAACCTAAAGGAGGTGTAGAGGATGGCCCTACCCGTTGGACTGCTTGAGGCCGTCCGAAACTACCTAGATATTACTTGGAAAGATGATGCCGGTGACACAAAACTCACCGGCATCATTGAGCGGGGCATTAAATACATCGATGGTACAGCTGGTTCGGCGATGGATTACACCGTCGAGGACAAACCCCGGGAGTTACTCATGGACTATTGCCGTTATGCTCGTTCAAACGCTTTGAGCGAATTCCAGACCAACTACCTGCACGAGCTCTTATCGCTTCAGATAGCACAGGAGGTGGCAGAGTATGAAGCCGAAAACGATGACTCAGACGTTTAATGACGGGATAGTAAACATCTACTCTGTCGGGAATATTGCAAATGACGGAAATATGCCAAAAGAAGGGCTGACCTTAAAGGTCGGCCTTTTACGTTACGAGGAAAGAACGGTTGGTATGAGCAGATTCTGGACGGCGATGCAGGCTCAGGCTCAGATTGACCAGGTTTTGAGGGTGCCACTATCGAGAAGTGTTTCTACCCAGGATGTAGCGATACCCAACGATGGTGAGCAATACGAAATAAAACAGATCCAATACCCCAAGGGTGTGGAGCCGCCTTCAATGGACCTATCATTGGAAAGAGCTGAAGCCGATTATGACATTGCCTGAGATTCGAGACTATGGAAAGAATTGAATGAAACATTAAGGGAGGATTTGATATGGGAGATAGATGGCTAGTAAAAATCAGTCAAGCTGAGGGAGAAAATACTTTTACCAATGAAAACCTCGATATTGCCCTTTCTGCCCTGCTAAGTGGTATTACCGGAGAGACAGCCAAGACATTAGCAGATCTCGTTACCGCTGTAAGTACTTTAGAAGGAGTCGATGCAAAGACTCTAACTGATGTAGTGTCTGCACTTGCTACCTTAAGTGGAGATAAAGCATTATCTGATGTAGTCACTGGGCTAACCACGATTGCCGATAGTAAAACGTTGTCTGATATTATTACTGCTGTGGGCAATTTAAAAGGCACGGATACAAAAACCCTTACAGATATTGTTACTTCGCTCGCTACTTTGGGCGGGAGTAAAGCACTGTCAGATGTAGTTACTGCCATAAGTAGTTTAGAAGGGACCGATGATAAAACCTTTACAGACGTAGTAACGGCGTTGACAACTTTAGGAGGTAGTAAAGCCCTTTCCGATATTGTTACCGCGGTATCAAATTTAGAGGGAGAGAGTACAAAGACCTTGACGGATGTAGTCATGGGATTAACCACTTTGGCAGGAGGCAAGGCATTATCTGACATCACAACTGCAATAACTACTATGGCTGGAAACAAGGCACTATCCGACATTGTAACCTCCCTAACTACCTTAGCAGGAGATAAGACCTTAGCGAACATCGTGACGGAACTAACTACTATGGCCGGAAGTAAGACGTTAGCAGACATCATAACCGCCATCCAGGAGAAAGTTACCATAACCGGAGATACTCTCGTGGAGCAAAAATCAAATACCGATGCAACCGCCTATGAGGTAGCGACACTGACTATTACTGCGGAGCCTACAAGTTCAAGTGATGTGACAGTTACGCTTAATGGCGTAGATGTAACTATCACAATCGCAGACACAGACGATATTGCCGGTGTAGCCACAAAAATACGCGCAGGAACTTTCGACGGTTGGGCTATCGGCGGTGAGGGTGCAGTCGTAACCTTTACGTGTAACACGTTCGGCGCCAAGACCGATGCTGCGTATTCTCCGGGAACCACTGGAGCCGCCGGAACAATAGAAACTACGGTGCAGGGGACCACGGCAACTCTAACCTTTGCAGAAAATATTGCTGCTATCGGAATTTATAACACAGATGCAGCAAATCCTGGAGTCTTTACCGTAAACGGAATTGACCTAACCGTGCCACCTTCTACTCACTTGAAATACATTATTGGCGGTACGCCAGAGAAGACCGTTACTGTCTCTGGCGCGACTAGCTATATCGTTTCTAGGTATGTGTAGCGCTATGTAAAAGATTGTGGGGGAAAAGCTGATATGAATTATGACATTACCTGGGGAGGTGGCACGATATGGGTAAAGATCTCTGGCCCGTTGAAATAGTCCAAGGCGGTCTACTGGCTAGCGGTCGAGCGTCTGGGGGAACCGCAACCAGCTTAATTGATACCAAGAAAAATTATGCTGCCAATGCGCTTCGGGGGAAGTATATTAAGATAATTATTGACGACGTTGAGTACGTCCGCGAGATAATCTCCAATACTGCCGATACTATCACCTTTGCCGATTTGGTAGCCAAGGTTCCGGTAGAGAAGACAAAGTATTATATTGTGCCCGGCGGAGAAAAGTTCACAACTGCAGTCCCTGGCGTGGCGGATGTTACAGACCGGGCAGATCGTGAATTAGGGAAAGTCGATATTGCGTCCAGCGAACTGCCCACTGGAGCAGCTACGGAAGCAAAACAAGATGATATAATTGCTAAAGATTTTGCAACCGAAACTACTTTAAACACTGTAGCAGGTTATGTTGATGAAATCGAGACTTTATTAACCGCCATTAAAGACACAGCAGGTATTAAGAAAATTACAGATGCGTTGCCTGCTGGTGAAAATAGATTGGGTAAAATGGGCATACAGGTAGCAGGGGCAGACGTAGCTGCGGGTAATCCGGTACCAACTTCGCTAGTTGGGAGTTTAGCGAACCAGTTTGAGCAACTAACAATTGATGCAACAGTTGGTGGAATCGCTTTAACTTCTGCCACTTATGGCTTAGATACAAAGGCTTATATCACTATTGAAGTGGCTCCTATCCGGTTTAGAATTGACGGTATATCTCCCACGGCAACGGTTGGTCACTTACTTAATATTGGTGATTATGTAGAGCTTGATACCGCAGGTGATGTTGCCCATTTTAGAGCAATACGAACTACTGGTGTAAGTGCAGTAATTAATTGCACTTACTCAGCATAAAAGGGGTGGCAAAATGGCAATGAGAATCAACAGAAGCTGGCAACCGCAAATAGATGCTGCCAATGCCTTGTCCAACGCTGCTTACAATGCAGCAATTGCTGTCAACGCTTCGCCGAAAGGAGTTTACGCAACAGTTACAGCTTTAACAGCAGCATTTCCAACCGGTAATGCCGATATTTATCTCGTTACGGCAGATGGGAAATGGTACTATTGGAATGGCTCAGCGTGGACAGCAGGAACAGTATACCAAGCAACAGCGGACAGCAGTGTCACACCAAAGAAAACAAATTTTATCACAGATTGTAATCTATATGACTCTAGTGTTGGAACAGTTGGCAGTATTCATTTATCAGATGACGGTTCGTTGTACTCTTCAGGTAGTTATACTGGTAGTGATTTTATACCAGTCATCAAGCGTAAAATTTACTATGCACAAAGCACTGCTACAGAACGTATGCATGTTGCTTTCTGGAAAAGTGATAAAACAACTTTTATTTCGGGTCTATACCCTGTTGTATCTGGCAACGCTTTAACCATTACAGCGTCAAGTGATATTGATGTAGCGTACATGACTATTGGTGTGCCCAATACACAAAAGTCATCACTTGTTGTATGGGACTATTTAGCAGGAAACTATTCCTTCTTGAAAAAAATTCTTTCGTCAGATATAAGGTTCGATGCAGTAATTGATAAAACTGCTTTACCAGCAATTGTGCTTGCTGACTTGCCAACAATTACCGCTGAAAAAACTGACTTTTTCAGTAAAATTGTACAACTATTTGTTTCGGGTGACGTTATTCCAAATGGGTACTATATTTATGATAGTGGGGTTTGGCATTCTGACGTTAACTATGCAAGTACGGGATTTATAGAGGTTGAACCTGGTTATTTGTACGACTGTTCAAGTTCATCCTCTAATATTGGACATGCAACCTTTTGGGATAAGGACCATAATTACGTGTCTGGTATTAATCCATTGACGAAAGTTGGAAACATTTATACAATAACTGTTACTTCTAATACCCGAATTAAGTACATGAAAATTATGACCACAACCTCGGAAATGCCGTCAATGTTAATTGTTCCACATGTCATACTGGCACGCCTTTCTAACCAAATAAAAACGGTTGACGTTCATAACCTAGACACAATTGTTGACGGCTTGAAGGCTGATACTGCTGACGTTGATGCAGACCTGCAAGCGTTTAAGTCGGATGTAGGAAGCAGCACAGTAATTGGAGCACAATGGTCAGGTAAAAAGTGGTATGCTTACGGAACGTCACTGACAAGCCCGGCGCAGGGTAAATATGTTACACCTCTGGCAAGTCTTAGTGGATTAGTTGCAGTAAATGAGGGTGCAGGAGGTGCGTGTTTACACACTATCTATGGTAATTTGACTTCATCAGGGTATGCTGACGCTGACCTCGTAACTATTGAAGGTTCAGTTAATGACTATAATACTGCTATACCTCTTGGCAATGTTGGCGACACGACTGTTTATAATGCGACTGGCCCAACTGGAAGTTTTGCGGGATCTGTTTATAGTTGCATACAAAAAGCGTTTCAAATTGCCACAAATGCCACTATAGTATGTATTACCGACCCTGCTGGACATCATCCTAATGGCGGGGGCGACTTTGACCCATCAGCAACAAACAGTCTCGGCTTAAAGCAAATCGACTATATTAATATGATGATTGCGGTATGTGAATATCTTGGTGTACCTGTAATTAAAGCAGGACAAACAGGTTCAATCAATCTCTTTAATCCACAATATTATGTTGACCACATCCACCAAACTGACCTAGGTGGTCAACAATATGCAAACGCAATATGGGACGACTTGAAAAATATCCATTGCAGAATTGTTGCGTAGTTGACACGAAAAACGTCATAATTACCTTCGCTAAAGACCCAAAATACGTGGTTTACCCAAAATAACGCTTATTTTAAGCGTTATTTCAATGCCTAGAAAGGAGGACTGCTATGAAATGACGCTGCTTGAGTTGAGGGATTTACTCCTAACCGTAGGGCCGCCTGTATCACACTATCACGCACGCAAGCAGCCTGACAGCTATATAGTGTGGGCTGAATATGGGGCCAATGGGCAAGGGGCTGACAGCGAGAACGCAGAAAAAGCTTTCCGCGTCCAGGTGGACTATTTTACAAGAACTGAATCAGATCCGAATGTCGAAGCTATAACCACCTTGCTTGATAGTGATGAAATATCATTTAACTACCTGGTGGATTACGAACGGGACACCGGCTATATACACCACTTTTGGGACGGGACGGTGAGCTAATGGCGCGTTTCGACACATCCGGTCTTGATGATATCATCCGGGATGTCACGAGATTAGGCGCATCAGGGGAAGAAGTCGGTGACAAAATGCTCCTGGCGGCCGCTGAAGAAGTGAAGCAAGCTTGGAAACAAAGTGCCCAAGCGCACGGACTGAGAGATACGGGCGATATGATCAACAGTATTAATTATCCGCGTAAACCCAAGAATGTTGGCGATGTTAAGCTAATCGACATCTACCCGAAGGGTAAGGACAGAAAAGGTGTTCGCAACGCCGAAAAAGCGTTCATTTTGCATTATGGCTCAAGCAGCATCCCGGCCAGACATTGGATAGACGAGGCTGACGAAGCAGCCGGACCTAGGGTCCAAGATGCTATGGAAGGCATATTCAATACATTTATAAATGGAGAGGGATGATTAAATGGCATATATCGGGTTAAAACATCCAGTATTTGCGCCAATCGCAACCGAACCGGCCAACAGCCTGCCGACTTACGGAACCGGCTTTGTTGTCGGTAAGGCAATCTTGGCGAACTTATCAAAAGAATTATCTGACAGTGTTCTACCGGCTGATGATGGCATTGCAGAAGTTGACAACAGCTTTATCAAGGGAACTATCACACTCGGAGTTGACGATCTTTCAGATGACGTACTAAAAGGCTTTCTCGGATATCGCGATGCTTCACTGGGCGGACGTGCAACCATCCGCGCGGCTAGTACTTACGAGGCTCCTAACGGTGGATTTGGCTACTACCGCGTGCGAAAGAAAAACGGAGTCCGGACAATTCGCGCGTATTGGTATCATAAAACAAAGTGGGGCATGCCCTCTGAGGAGGCAGCAACCAAGCCGGACGGCTCAATCGAATGGCAAACACCAGAATTAGAAGGTACCGTGATGCCTTTACAGGATGAAGACATAACATGGCAAGACATAGTGACCTTCGACAATGAAATGGACGCTATCGCATGGCTGGATGGATTAGCCAACGTGCCCATATCTGAATCAACCGGACTTTCGGGATTAGAGTTAACCGGAACCGGCGGAACCCTATCTCCTGCCTTTGATGCCGGAGTGAGATACTACACGTTTGACGGCGTGAGCGCGGCGGCCGTAACTGTGAAGGCCACAGCTGCCGATCACACCCTGAGGCTTTATATCGACGGAGTGTTCAGCCAAAATCTGACCAGCGGTGAAGCGTCCGATAGCATCTCTGTAGCACTAGGGTCGAAGAAGCTAACCATTACAGCCCAGGAGCTTGGGAAAACTGTCCAGACAACTGAGATCATCGTCGTTAAGACGGCTTAGGAGAGTGGCGTATGTACGAAGACGGTGGAGAAATAACAATCCGGAAAAAAACTTATCCTCTGCTTTTTAACACCGCAGCATGGGAAGAGGTTAATGAACGATATGGCGGCCTAAAAGAATTGGGAGAAACACTGCAAAAAGACCACGGGAAAGCAATCAGCGAATACGCTTGGATCCTTGCCTTGCTGATCAATCAGGGAATTGCTCTACAAAACTTTGAGAACAGCAGCAATGAAAAGGGAATAACTCCGGGACAAATTAAACTGCTCATGTTACCAAAAGACATCACCAGGCAACAACAAACCATCATCGAAGTCATTAATAACTGCACCACTGATGGGGCGTCGGAATCAGAAGAGGTTGACGAAGTCCTCGAAGAGGTACTGGCATCAAAAAACGCGGAGGGCGCGGGGGAGTAGAACCTCTGCGCCTTGTTTTTTTGGGAATGCGCTGCGGAATGAGTGAGAAGCAGGCTTGGCTTACCACACCAAAGCGCATCGTGAAGTTTTGGCTGTGGACCCGAGAATATGATGAATATTTGCACTGGATTACGAAAAAGAAAAAGCGGGAGGTGGAGTAATTGAGACGCGATATAAGGACAACTATATCATTGGATGGGGAGCGTGCCTTTAGGCAATCCCTATCTGACGCCGGCCGACAGCTCAGGGTCCTAGGCAGCGAGATGAGAGCCAATACGGCTCAATTCGCTGACAACGCGGATTCAATGGAGGCTCTTACCTCCCGTGGGCAAATATATCAAAGGCAGGTTTCCCAGCAAAGAGAAATCGTGAGAGCCCTTTCGCAAGCAGTAGAAGAAAGCGCGCAGACATACGGCGAGGCCGACAGACGTACCGATGGCTACAGGATCCAGCTCAACAACGCGACGGCCGCACTCAGCAGAATGGAAAATGAGCTGCAACAAAATAACCGGGCAATCGAAAATTTTGGCCAGGAAGCAGCCCAAACGACCAGCCGGCTTGACAGGCTCAGGGAATCCGCGCGAAGAGTTGGAGAATCGCTAAAGGGCACTGGAGACAAAATCAAAGGCGCCGGCGAAAAATTGTCCATGGGCATAACTGCCCCAATCCTTGGGATTGCTGCTCTGGCCACAGAGGGAACAAAGGAGCTACGCGGTGACTTGGCCAAGCTGGCAACCAACGCGCAGGTGGCTGGTCAGGATATGGGCTTGCTCAATGATGCAATGGCGAAGCTGCAAGCAGTCACCGGCGAGACGGACAGCAACGTCGAGGGTTTGTCCGAACTGCTGGCAACCGGCTTTCGCGGTGAACAGCTGTCGGAGTTGCTTAACTCTCTGTATGGTGCAAGCATCAAGTTTTCTGACACGATGAAATTTGAGGGAATAGCAGACGGCCTACAGGAAACTCTTGCAACCGGTGCGGCAATTGGTCCATTTGCTGAACTATTGGAACGCTCGGGAATTAATCTTGACAACTTTAACACTGGCCTTGCGAACGCCATCACAAACGGCACGGAGGAAAACTATATACTTCAAGAACTGGCCAAAACAGGCCTAGCCCAAACTTACGAAGCATATCGCAAAAACAATGAAGAAATGGTCAAGGCGGAAGAGGCTAATTATCGCATGCAGGAATCTATGGCCAAACTAGGCGCGACACTGGAACCAATCCTGACCCCGATAATCGAAAAGATAACCGAACTGGTTAACAAATTCAACGAGATGGACCCGGCTACACAAAAAACAATCCTCGCTATAGCAGGCATAGCGGCCGCGGCCGGACCTCTCTTGGTAGTCACTGGAACTGTGATTGGCCTGTTTGGATCCCTTACTTTGGCGGCTGGAGGCCTCGGCATAGGTGTAGGCGCACTAGTCGGCATAATTGGCGGAGTCATTGCAGTTGTTGCGGCCGTAATCGCGATCGGAGTGTTGCTTTGGAAGAATTGGGACACTCTCGAGATAAAAGCAGGAGAAATTAGTGCGTCCGTGGACGCCAAATTCGAGTCAATAAGAGCATCTGTTTCCAATAAAATCAACTCCGCGAAAGACGCGGTAGGAAACGCCATCGAAAAAATGAAAGGCTTTTTCGACTTTTCGTGGAGCCTTCCCAAGATTAAACTACCGCACTTCAATATCCAGGGGAAGTTTAGCTTAAATCCACCGCAGATACCGACTTTTGGAGTAAGCTGGTGGGACAAAGGCGGCATATTTAATTCGCCGAGCATTATCGGTGTTGGTGAAAAACGGCCCGAGTTTGTAGGAGCCTTGGATGATCTGCGGAAAATCTTTAGAGAAGAGTCCGGGAAGAATAGCAAACAAGTAATGGCAGGCCCGTTGCTCCAAGTTGAGAATCTTGTAATAAATAACGACATGGATATCCAAGAGGTTGCCAATAAGCTTGGTTTCTATTGGCAGCAAACGGCGGCAGCGAAAGGGGGATAATAACGGTGTTCAGTTTTACCTATTTAAGCAAAAATAGCTTTACCGATTACAAAATTTTAGTTGCAACACGTCCTATTATCCCCAAGCCGCAGCGGCACATGGATTACATTGATGTTCCCGGACGAAGCGGGAGCCTGCGGGTGGATTATGAGACCTATGCCGACGTTATGCTATCACTTATTTGCTCCTTTAAAAATGCAGACGTCCCGGGACAGGCCGACGAGGTAAAAGCCTGGCTTAACGGCGGCGAGGGTCAGCTTATATTCAGTAACCAAACGGACCGTTATTACCTCGCGCATGTATCCGATCAGTTTGACATAGCTCAGGAATATAAAATCTTTGGAAAATTCCAGGTTGATTTCCGCTGCCAGCCCTTTAAATATGCGGTAACCAACACGCCAGTAACATTGATCGAAGCCGGAACCGTAACCAATCCTGGAAATATTGAGAGTCAGCCGGTTATCCTGATTACGGGATCCGGAGCGATAACTCTGACGATCAATGGCACGAGTATTATATTAGCTGATGTTGATGGCAGCATCACTATCGATAGTGTGCTCAAAGACGCCTACAAAGGCACGGTCCTACAAAATAGCAAAATGACCGGCGAATTCCCCTTATTGACTCCAGGTAGTAACTCGTTCTCCTGGTCAGGAACGGTAACCTCCGTTGAAGTTACAGGGAATTGGCGGTGGCTGTAGTGGCAAACATTAACCTTTATGACTCAACGGAAACAGTCTTCACTCATAACGGCCTTGTGGTCCTTTCGGACTGCAAGGTCGCCTTTGTTGATGAAGAGCTAAATGGAAAGTACGAGCTTGAAATAGAATACCCCATCGACAGACGTGGAAAATGGCAGCATCTAACCGAGGGGAACATCCTCAAAGCAGACGGGCAGATATTTCGTATCTATCACAAAGAGAAAACCCTGACCGGCATCAAGGCCAATGCCCGGCATATTTTCTATGATCTTCTGGATAACTTCATCGAGAGCGCAACCATCGGAAATCTCAATGCTGCAGGGGCCTTAAGTGCCATACTATCAAACACGCAGTACGCGCATGATTTTACCTCAATGTCCGATATTGCCACAGCAAGCACATATGCCATCGACAAACAAAACCCCGTCGAAGCCATAATGGGCGATGATGGGGTTATTAGTCGGTACGGAGGCGAGTTGGTACGAGATAACTATACCGTTAGGTTGTACGCAGCGCGCGGATTAGACCGGGATGTGCTAGTGTCATACGGCAAGAATATCATTGGCATCGAAGAAACCCTAGACATGGACTCAGTTTGCACCAGGGTCTTCCCGGTGGGTAAGGATGGCCTACTGTTAACTGAAAAATACCTGGATAGTACATTAATCAATAGTTACCCTCACCCGATCATTAAGATGGTCGAGTTCAATGACTGTGAAACAGAAAATGCACTGAGAACAGCAGGGCAAGTGTATTTGGACCAATACGACAAGCCCATAGTAAACTACTCCATTGACTTTATCGAGCTTACAAAAACCGAGGAATACAAGAATTACTCTATACTTGAAACCGTCTACATGGGTGACACTGTGACGGTTCGGCACACCAAGCTAAACATTAATATCAAGGCGAAGGTCATCCGGATTAAGAAAAATATACTGACTAATCGAATCGAAGAGGTTGAGCTTGGGAGCTTTAGACTTAATATTTCTAATGCGATTTCTAAGCCGATAAATGACCTCAAGCGGCAACAAACTCAGGACAAAACAGACCTCCAAGCTGCCATTGATAATGCCACGGAGCAGATAAACAGCGCCCTGGGGGGGTATGTGGTTAAGCGAAATGGCGAGCTTTTGATCATGGATACTGAGGATATTAATACAGCAACAAAGGTATGGCGGTGGAACCAAGGCGGGCTTGGATATTCCGGTACCGGGTACAATGGACCATTTGCAACAGCAATCACGGCCGACGGCCATATCGTGGCTGACTTCGTTGACACCGGCACTCTATCGGCAGGCCTGGTTAAGACCGGTACCATCACGAGCGCTACCGGCAAGCTAAGCATCGGCCTGGATGATGAGGTGTTGAATATTGGCGGCAAGATCGTCTATGATGGTGCAACCGGTGCAGTAACTTTTGACCCTAGCGTCGTTTTATCCTGGAACAATATTGACCCAAACACCGTTCCACCATTAGGAATATCGACAGAAGAAGCTATAGCTGCATGGGCCGCCAGCGGGTATGCGACTTATATCGGCGCAAATGGAATTTACACCGGTACGCTTACAGCTCAACAAATAATGGCTATAGAAGGTATAACTACCCTTAATATTACAGGCACATTAAATTGTGGTGAGACCTTAGAGATCGGACCAGAAAATGAAACTGGTGGCCAATGCCATTTAAACACAGCTCTCGAAGCCATAAGGGTTCAGGCGCATGTCCCTGGCAACTATTTAGCCTACTGGGATGATGGAGGGTTATCATTTTTTGTTAATAATACTTCAGTAGCCAGTGTCCGCAATAATGGCACCACCAACCTAAAGCCTGATCCAGTAGATGTCACTGCAATAACTTATAGGGGTGATGGCGCTGGATTTGATACAGATCTGGATGGCGCGGAAGATAGCTGGACGTGGACAAAAGATGGCAACGGCAGGATTACCAGATTAGAAAGCTCGGGAGGTCGGATAATTAATGTTACCTATTAGCTAGGGGAGGTAGACCATAGTCATGAGTCAGGATGATTGGAATGCCGGTTTTATTGTTGGCGTTACGGCTACGCTTACAACCGCAGGAGGTGTAGACTACTTCATAAACAATACGTACAGCGAGACGGTAAATCTAACGCAGACGCGAATAGCAACACCTACTGAAACTATATCAGTAACATTGGAGGCGGTTTAGTGGAAGAAAAGGTAAGTTTTGATGTGCTACAAGTAAAAGGCCACTGCAGGGTAGAATTACGCAACGCCAAGACAGATGAATTGGTCGACGTACGAGAAGGTGACAATTTTTTATCTTATGGCCTGCTCAACGCAATATTAAAACAAATGCAAAAAGCCGTGTTTGCTGGTTTTTGCCCGAGAGCTGGTTTGGGCTTACCCCCGTTAGCGGATTCCAGTTTTAATTACAGCTATAATGGGGCTTTCAGGTATTTGATCCTCACGGATTCCAATATGGTAGAAAATTCTTCTACAGAAAGCGAAGTGCCTGGTAATGTCGTTGGGTGGTGCGATCGTAGTGCGTATGCAGGTACGGACGTTTTAAGAGGTACCCTAAACTATAATGAATCTTTTGCCGACGAAAAAGAAGTCAGGTGGGTATTTGATTTTGGAACTGATAAAGCAAATGGCACCATTAACAGTGTTTGCTGGGCATATACGCAGCCAGGACAAGAGACCTCGTTAGGGTCTTCGCAAAAGACATGCATGTCAAATATAAATTTTATTGCAAAGTTACCCAGAAATTATTTTCGTATAACATATGGAGATGGATATTTTTGGGGGGTAAGCAACGGCATTTTGTATAAAATTGACCCCTTAACTTACGAAGAGGTTGCTACGTATTCTCACAGCACCGTCAGTGATTACTTTGCTATTCATGGTGGGTATATGTACACTACGAGTGGTGGTTCATATATTAGGAAATTGAATTTATCCGATATGACCTACACTCAAAAAAGTATCTCATCAATTAATTATCACAGTGTTTGGGGAATCGACGGAACTCACGTATATACGCATCGCCCAGGTTACGCCTCGTCATCATATAAAATCAAAATTTCTGACTTAACTCTTGACGGGTCTATTACATTGCCAATATTTCAAGTAACAGGCATATTTTCTGTAAACAACGCATTATACACTATATGTGAATTAGGAATATATGAATGGGATCCCGTCGGTGCGGTGTTCAACAAAGTATCCGATGTGGGCTTCTATGACTTGAATAATTATGTGTATGTATTTTCCGATGGTACGAACATATATATGTCTTATCGAGAACAGTATAAGACAATCGCAAATGGAGTAGTGGGCCTAACATCAGAATTAAATCAAACAAATTTAGCCTCAATACCAAGTGTCACGGGCCTAAAAAGATATAACCTGATGGCCCGGAAGTTACTAGATACTCCAATTGTAAAGACCAGTTCGCACGTTATGAAGGTTGTATATGAGTTTACATTCGGTTAACGCCAAAAAGATGGGCGTTATTTTTATGCCTAAAATGAGGAGGATTGAGCTTAAATGACCATAAAAGAGTTTGGATTTAACACGGCAATAGCCACGGTGGGAACGATTGCGAGCGCGTGGCTAGGCGGCTGGGATGCAGCCTTAAAAGTATTGGTTACCTTGATGATCGTTGACTATATCACGGGTTTTTTAGGCGCGGTAAAGCAAGAGCGCGTCAATAGCAACACTATGTTCTGGGGCGGCATCCGGAAGGGTCTTATCCTGGCCGTTGTAGTAGTAGCGGTCCTACTTGATGAAATGGTCGGTAATCCAGAGCCTATCCTTCGGACATTAGCGATTTACTTCTATGTTGCCCGGGAAGGGGTAAGTGTGACGGAGAACTTGGGGATCCTCGGGGTGCCGCTGCCGCCGCCTATCGCGAAGGTGCTTGAGCAGCTGCAACAGAAAGGAGAATCGAAGTGAGAGTATGCCTTGATCCTGGTCACGGTGGCTCCGATCCAGGCGCCGTCGGAAACGGTATGAAAGAATGTGATCTTAATCTTGAGATAGCTAAAGAACTTAAACCGTTACTCGAAGCTAATGGTATAGAAGTAATTATGACGCGAACAACAAACAGCGACGTCAGCTTACAGGAACGCTGCAATATTGCTAATAACGCCAAGGCTGATCTTCTTGTTTCAATCCATGTCAATGCTGGTAGCGGGACTGGTGTAGAGGTACTAATCATCGGGACCGGGGGCAGGGCAGAAGTAGCAGCTAAAAAGATGTTGCCCTACCTTGTCGACGCGGGCCAATGGCGTAACCGTGGCGTAAAAGTACAGAATGTGTATGTTCTCCGAGAAACAACTGCGCCGGCAATTCTGACGGAGAACGGATTTATTGATACAGTTGGCGATGCTACGAAGCTGCACAGCATTACTTTTAGAAAGGCTCTTGCGGTTGCTCATGCCAAGGGAATATGTGAATATTTCGGCCGTAATTATAAGGAGCCGACTCCACCCGCCAATGTTGTGGCGGACAAAGATATATACCTTAGCGTGCGTGTGCTGGAATCAAAGGCAGAACAAGCCATTATTGATATTAATCAGCTTGGCTTTGCGGCCAAAAGACTAGAATTAGCCTAATAGTGAAAGCCTCTCTCCTTAATTGGAGGGAGGCTTTTTTATGTGCGCCACGCATGGCGATTAACTTGACGGTGAAAGTCCGTTATGGGGGTATGTAGCGACCAACCATTAGCTTAAGGCAAGGGTGTCCACCACGAGGTGGAATCTGAAGGAAGCCGGCGGCAAAGTTCCGGCCCGAGGAACACGAATAACATCAGGCGCAAATCGTGGGGTAAGACTGCATGACAAGTTAAAGCCCAAAAGCTACACGGACACGTCAGCGTAAATGTTGCGGGTATATGGAATGAAAGTGAATCGTCTTACCGTGGGAGGCCTCACGGACGGGTGGAAACAGAGTAAGAAATCCGGTTGAAATAAGATTTGTCGTGAGGAGTCAGCAGAAGCCATATTACAGAGGTGTTCTAGACACCGACGGAAGGGCCGAACCAAAGGAGGTGTGGGTCAATGAAAGTTACTGGAAGTGGCAACTTAAAACACAGACAACTTCGAATAGAAGACTATCTGCAAAGGGTATCTGCGGAACAGAGAGAGTATGCAGAAGTGTGTGCGCTACCAAAGATGACTGAAACAGGCAGCACCAACACAAATGAGCAGACGGAAGTTTTGCTTGAGCAAATCCTTAGCACCGAGAATTTAAACCAGGCCTATAGGCAGGTTAAAAGAAACAAAGGCGCAGGTGGAATTGATGGTATGCAGGTAGATGAACTTCTACCCTTCCTGAAAGAACACAAGGATGAACTATTGCAATCCCTCCGGGACGGTAAATACCATCCAAAACCCGTGCGAAGGGTAGAAATACCCAAAGAGAACGGAAAGATCAGAAAACTGGGAATACCCACTGTCGTAGACAGGCTAATCCAACAAGCGATATCTCAGATTCTAAGTCCCATCTTTGAGCAACAGTTCTCAGACAATAGTTTTGGATTCCGGCCGAACCGCAGTGCACACGGTGCACTAAGAAGATGTCAAACTTATATCACAGTGGGTTACAAATATGTAGTCGATATGGATTTGGAGAAGTATTTCGACACGGTAAACCAAAGCAAGCTGATTCAGATTTTGTCTGAGACGATAAAAGATGGCCGGGTTATTTCGCTGATTCACAAATTTCTGAAAGCGGGAGTTATGAATGGTGGAATGTTTGAAGAAAGTCCAGAGGGCGTACCGCAGGGGGGCCCCCTGAGCCCATTGCTTGGCAACATTATGCTCAATGAGTGCGACCACGAGTTGGTAAAGCGAGGACACCACTTTGTACGGTATGCGGATGACATGATGATTTTCTGCAAAAGTAAAAAGGCGGCAAAACGAACACTTGATCACATTCTCCCCTATATCGAAGGAAAACTATATCTGAAGGTAAATAGGGAGAAAACGCAGGTCGCTCATGTGAGATATGTCAAGTTTTTGGGATATAGCTTCTACATCTACAGGGGAGAAGGACGTCTAAGAATCCACCCTAAAAGCATCCAGAAACTTAAGAATAAAATCCGGGAAGTTACTGGACGTAGTAATGGGATGGGAGTCGAAGAGCGCAGAACTAAGCTCAATCAAGTGGTACGAGGCTGGACAAATTACTTCAAACCTGCAGATGCTAAAACCCTACTCAATGGTTTGGATGAATGGATGAGAAGTCGAATACGAATGGTAACTTGGAAGCGATGGAAAAAAGTCCGAACACGGTTTGAAAACCTGAAGAAATCAGGTATTAGCAAGGAACAAGCATGGATGTGGGCAAATACAAGAAAAGGCTATTGGCGTGTAGCCCATAGCCCTATCTTGACAAAAGTCCTATCCAATGAGCGATTTAAGCGGATCGGATATCTTAGTTTTAGTGAATGTTATTCTGCGAAATAACGTGTAAACTTTGGAAGCGCCGTATACCGAACGGTACGTACGGTGCTGTGGGAGGTCGGCTGACCAATTAATGGTCAGCCTCCTACCCGATTTTTAAAGCCCTGTGAAAACGTCTAAAATATTAGTCGTAAGACACAAGCAGGACACACAGTAGGACACAAAAAAATTAAATCAAATCAATCGCTTTTATTAATTCCTCAATGTCTTTGTGCGTATAGACCTTGTCAGTAATGTCAGTGCTAGAATGCCCCATGATGCGCTTTATGCTTACTTTATTTGCCCCAGCATTATCCATTAAGGTAGCAAATGTATGACGGCAATCATGCGGCAGGTGCTCCATTTCTAGTTGTTCTATAATTTTTGCCCACTTTTCTTCTTTATAATTCCAGTATTTCATAAGATTATTTTCATGATTGACTATCAGATATTTATGTCCTTCTTTTTGTCGTTTAGCGATAAAGGGAAGGATTTTTTTATTTATTGGTATAATTCGGTTTTTCCCGGCTTCAGTTTTAAGCCCGCCTTTCATGGTGCGATTTTCTAAATCAACATTGGCTGTTTCAATAAGTAAAAGTTCCCCGATTCTCAACCCTGTATAAATCATTATCAATATCGTATCAATAAAGTCCATACGATTTACGTTATCAAAAAGAATTTGAATCTCTTCTTGGGTGAAAGGCTTTCTATTGCTCTCTGATTCATTCTTTCCTATAACCACATAAGCGGAATAATCTTTTACGACTATGTCGTTTTCCATAGCATATTTATAAAGCTGGTTAAAAAGAACCTTAATTTTCTTTCTTGTCCCATACCCTTTATTGCAATTGTCTATTACGGCCTGCATGTGCGATTTCCGGATATCAACGAATACCATTTCATAAAGCGAACTTGATAATTTATATGCGGCGTTATAACCATTCACGCTGGAGTGAGACGTTTTGGTGTATTTTTCTTCTGACCATTTATTAAAGATTTCAGTAAATGTCACGGTAGGAACGTCAAAAGAATGAGGATTTTTATGATACTCAGCCAAAGCGAGCATAGCTTCTGGTCGTGTCTTAAAATAACCAATAGGCTTATAAAGCTGCTTTAGCTTAATATTAGCGAGAAGATCTTCGGGGATGCCCTCGGTACTTCTGCGGGTACCCAGTACTTCGCCAGTTGCCTTATCGATAATCTCCCACCCAACAGTAATTCTTACACGAATAGGCTTTCTTCGTTTCCCCGGAAGCTTGCTAATACTGCCATATCCATTAGGATTTCTCACTTAAATCACCTTTCCGTCATTGCTTCGAGCCTGCCGATAAATTTTAACTGTTCCTCATCGGTTAATTTTTTAAACAAAGAAATAGCGCTTAGTTCTCGCTCTGACAGTCCCGGCAAGGGGCTGTTACCTTTTTCTTGCTTGTACATTTCACATAAGGATACCCCTAGTAAATCACAAATTTCCATTAAAACCGCAGCGTCGATCGAATTAGTCCCATTTTCCCATGACGAAATAGTGTTGTGCTTGATGCCTAATTTTTCAGCTAATTCCCTTTGCGTCAACCCCTTTAAATCACGGTAATACTTAAGATTCCTTGCTATGTTCTCCTTAATTTCTTTAATATCACTCACGTTAAACTTCCTTTCTCTAAAAAGTATTAAATTTATTATACCTATATTGTTCCGCAATTTCAATATAAATATTCATGTAACGTGAATATATATGTTGACATTCCATAAAATATGAACTAATATATAGATAACTTCACAAAACATGAACAAAAGGAGGGTGATTAGCTGTGGCAGATAGAATCATAGGGGCCAGTATAAAGCAACATATGCTAAACAATGGAATAAGCCAAGCGTTTATATCGTCGAAAACCAATATTCCCGCGAATACACTAAACGCCATTCTGAATTCAAAAAGGAATCTGCTTGCAGAAGAATACTTTCTTATTTGCGAAGCGCTGGCTGTCCCGCTACAAACCTTTAAAAACCTTAACAATGAAAAACGTGCCAGCTAAGGGGGAAGGTCGGGAATGCCGGAAACAAAAAGCCTCACAGTACATGAGGCCGCAGAGATCATGGGGAAGTCGGACCAATTTGTAAGAATAGGATTACAAAGGAATATCTTGCCTTTTGGGTCGGCCGTTAAGTTGAGCACAAGGTGGACTTATTACATTTCCCCAACTAGGTTTTATGAGTATGTGGGAGAAAGGGCCAAAAGCCCCAATGGCTAAAAATCCAAGGTTAACGAGGAGGGGGGAATGGGTAACCAAAAGCACAAACTCTCGCAGGGTGATTATGAAAAAGCAGGTATGAGGGAGGTGAAACAAAGTGATCTGCGTAGCAGGCTTCAAGGAGATCGAGGGGCGCATGGTCAGGAATTTTGTTGAGGCGGATTATGCAGCCACAAGGGCTTGTAAAAAATGCAGCCATTGTAATAAGAATTACGTCAATAAGAAAGTCGAGCAGTTTGGCTATTTTGAGTGCCATGAGCTGCACGACAAGCTTGTTGTAGCGAAAGAGAGGTAAAAACACATGAAAGGCGTACCGCTTGAACCCAAGTCCGAGCTCGAAAAATGGCTGGACCAATACGGCGCAAATCTCAACCATGAGGCAAAGAATGCGCTTCGTACAGCTGTCTACGAAATGATGAGAGCCGAGCCGGAACACACAACCTTCGAAATGTGTCCGCACTGCGTGACCGAAGTTGAGATCCCGGCTTACCGCGCGTCTCTCTGCCCCGAGTGCGGGGAACGAATTGTACCGTGTAATGAATGCCAACAACCTTGCGACTGGATGGAGCAGGGCGGGTGCTCAAGATTTCCGAAGTAGAAAGTGAGGCACAGTATGACCAAAAAGGCGAAAATCTACCTAGCAGTGATAATCCTTGACCTTGCCGTAAAAGGTGGGATTGTGTGGTGGATATGGAAATGAGTGATAAGGAGGCGTTAAAAATGTCAGGTCAACAGGCTACATCCGATTTATGTGACGGCGACCTTTGCACTACGGATGAAGTTGTCGAGGTATGCAGGGATGTCCTCACGATTGGCGACCTCATATACCTGTACTACAGGGGGTGTGGACAAAAGTGCTGAAAAAGTTAGTCAGGTTCATTCGTAAATACCAGATCCGACGGCAAAAGAAACGCCATCATGAACACTGGGCACAGCTTATGAAGGCCGGCGGCGCGATCCGGGATGTTGGGGAAGAAAAGCCGGATCACAGAACTCAGGCGACCGTAGCCGATGATGAAATCCTGGTAGATCACATGGATAGTCGAATGCTTGGTCAAAGGCCTGTAGCTCCATTGTTTATCGATTCCGCGAACTGGGGAATCACGAAAGGAGAGTAAATTCATGTTAAAACAGGCAACCCGTGAAAATATCCAAGCCCTGGTCCAGTTTCCGGAGTTCGACTTGGTTAACATCCAAGACCAAAAAATGATGCATAGCCATAATGAGGGGAAACCAACGTTTTATGTCCATGTTAATATCCATGCACATGGGCAAAACGTATTTTCGGCACTAGCTCAATTGATACCTGAACTCCAAGTCAGTAAGGTTGAGCCCTTCCAAACGGACCACGGCGATTATATCAGTTACGGCGACATAGCAGTTGGACGAATCGAAGAAGCGAATGTAACTCTATGGGCTACCATCGGGGAAACGCCAATAGAAAAGGCCCCCTTGCCAGAGGGAGCCACACTGGAAATATCTCAAGATCAGTTTATCACAGAAAGTGAGGTTGTTGCAAATGGATAACCTACCAGTTGCTTCTATCAATGATTACCCGGCAGAGAAATTCAACCGGCTTTTCCCTGCTACGCTGACTCAAATCAGCCCATTGCACAAGGTTATGGTTAACATCGTTAGTATTGACCCTATTCCAGAGCACGGTGAGGTTTATAAACAAACCAGTGGTAACGGCCTATCACTCACAAAAATTGCATGTCTAAAGTTAATGACTGCTGCAAATGTCATTATGGAAGACAGTAAACCAATATTGCCAAAAGCCTGCCAACGATGTACTGAGATTGCGAAAATGACTCGGTTAGCTCCTCAATGCGGGACTTGCGAAACCAAGAAGGATGTTGCCTACCAGGTGTCTATCCTAGTGCCCGAGCCTAGCGGCGGCCACCGGCGGTATATTGCTACGAAAGAGATTGCTCTTGAAGACTACCTTGTCAAGAAGGGCGCTCAGGAACATATGGCGGCACAATGTGAAACCAAAGCGTTGCTCCGGGCTCTCAGGGCTGGGTTGGGAATTAAGGGTGCATATAGTGCCCAGGAATTAAATAAACCTTTTGCCGTTGCCTTAGTTGTTCTTAACACAACTGACCCGGATTTAAAACAAGCCCTTATCCAAAGATATGCTGCAGGTCACGATGCACTATTCGGCGGGACCCCTCAATTACCAATCGTTGAAACGCCAATGTTAAATGGTGATATTGATACTGAAGTAATAGTTGACGATGAGGTACCATATGAAGAACTGCAGGACGAGCAATTGGATGAAGGAGGCTCTCGAGATCTTGACGATACTCCACCTTGGATGACAAAGGACATAGTTACATGCAATGGGTGTGACGAGATCATTGAGTCAAGTGGATCTTGGACCGCAGATAGAATAATTAGTTACTCAAAGAGTAAATACGGCAAGATTCTTTGCCCTAAGTGCCAGAAAGCTGGTGGGCAAAGATGAGGATACTTCACAGCGCGGATTGGCATATAGGTGAGTTACCCGGGCAAATAATCGAAGGTAAAAACGCACGATTACAAGACACTCTAATTTGTATCGATTTCCTTGTCAAGTATGCACAAACTAAGCACCCCGATGTTACTTTGATCTCCGGGGATTTGTTCGATAAGTCAAAACTCTGGGGCGATAATATGCTGTATTTAATTGATGAGGCGGCAAAACGGTTACGCTTGTTATCAAAGATTGCTCCTGTGGTTCTTCTTTTTGGAACAGATAATCATGACAACTTAAGAGCATTTGAAAACATTAAAAATATGCGAATACCTAATTTATTCGTAGAAACCTCTCCTAATATCTTTAAACTTATGACTCCTTCTGGTCAACTCCAAGTCGCATGTATACCTGGCTTTGACAAAGGATACTTCCGAGCTAAGAACCCAGGGATGGCACCGGCAGAAGAATCTGCTATGTGTAGTCAACTCCTAGGGGATATGGTTAACGGGTTGAGCGCACAGCTTGACCCGACAATCCCATCGGTCCTGATGGCCCATTATACAGTGGTCGGGTGCGAACTAGACAACGGGCAGCATGTATTTACTCAGTCGGAAGTTGTTTTACCAAAGGAATCACTAGCTGGATCTGCATTTGACCTAGTTGCATTGGGGCATATTCATCGGGCGCAACAGGTTGAATGTGCGGGAAAACCGATTTTTTACTCGGGTCCTGTTAACGGAATCACGTTTAACGAGGAAGGGCAGGACAAAGGGTTTTGGATGCACGAGATACAAACTGAGAGCGGCGTAGTTAACGAAGTTGAGTTTGATTTACATCACCAAGTCGTATCATCAGAGTTTATCAACACTCCTTCCCGGGAATTCCTGACCCTTAAGCTGAACGAGCAAAATATAGAAACCATTATTGACTATTTAGGCGAAAATCCCACATGGCTATTTGGGACTCAGGTCAAAAATAAAATAATCCGCGTTCACTACTCATGCACAGATGAATTAGATAAACAGCTAAATCGAAAAGCCCTTGAGAAAGACCTTTATACAGCTGGAGCCTTCCATATTGCAGAGATTAAACCGGAGAAAATTACTACAGCTTTAGTCAAACAAGAACTGACCGAAACGGCAGGACCCCTTGAAAACCTTGCAACATGGCTGACGACTGAGGGATTCTCTCCCGAGGAAATTCCACCCATCTTAGAACTCTCGCGACCGTTAATCGCCACAATTTCCGCCAAGATGCCGACCGGCACACTTAGCGGAATATTTGAGCCAAGGTCGTTGGAAGTTAAGAACTATCGGTCATATTTGCAGGAAACCTTTAACTTTCAGGATATATTTTTTGCCACAGTTAATGGTCCTAACGGAATCGGTAAGTCAGCATTTTTCATGGATTCTATCTTAGATTGCCTATACGAGGAAACACGTACTGGAGTAACTGGCAGTTGGATAACTAACGGACAAACAGAAGGAATGCTAAATTTTGAATTCAGCATGGGAGCAACGAATTGGAGAATAATCCGGACGCGCAGCATCAAGGGCAGTGGCAAAATCACGTTGGCGCTTCAGGAGTACTTAGGTGATAAGTGGGAAGACCGTTCCGGTACTACTACGAAGCAGACGCAGGAAAAGATTGAGTCCTTATTGGGAATGGATTGCGCCACGTTTCGATGCACAGCTCTGATAATGCAAGACGCATATGGTCTCTTTATGGAGGCCGACAAAGAGCAGCGGATGGGAGTTTTGGCAAACATCCTAGGGTTAAGTATCTACGACCAATTAACGGATTTAGCCAAAAACAAGGTCACCGAATTAAATAAGCACCTTACAATATCTAAATCGAAGTTAACTGATCTTAATGAAAAACTTAAGGCAAAACCCGGACTTGTAAGCGAACTGACATCATATGAATCAGATCTTAAACAAGTTGCATTGGATATAACTGCCAAGGAATTAGAGATTAAGGTAGCAGAGGAATTGGTTCGATCGCTAAAGAGCAAAGCCGAAAAGGTCGAAGAGATGGAAAAACAAATCAAGGTACTTTCGGGAGAGATCTCAATCAAACAATCAGAAATTAAAGAGAAGCAAACCCAAGCGACTCGAGCGCAACAGATACTAGATAACGAAGAACAGATCTTAGCTAAGTCAGTGGAATATGAGCAGGTCAAGGAACGGATAACTGTACTCAAAACAAAGGAGCCTCGGCTCGCTGAGATTGCTAAGGAACATAAGCGGTTACTCCAAGAGGATGGGCAGATAGAGAAACAGATTGAACAACTAAAATTTCAAGCTGGTGGAATCAAGAATTATCTTGCTGCTAATCGGAGCGACCTAGAAAAATTGGCGAACGAATATCAAGATGCAATTGTAAGCTTAGAAGCCATGGATAAGTTATCAATCATTAATCAGGAATTATTAACCCAAATAACGGAAATCGAACAGGATACAAATAGGACTGGCAGTTTAATTTCAGTTAGAAACCAACAACTAGAGGACCTTCAAAGCAAAGCAGCAATGTTGGGTAATTCCAATTGTATTGATCCAAAGAATGCCAAATGCGCTTTTTTAACTGATGCACAGCAGGCTAGTTTACAAATGCCTTTAGTAGAAGCAGAGATAAAGAAATTGTCAGCAGAGCTGGAACCAAGGGCCAAAAAGGCGGGTGATTTAAGGCGACAGCAATTTGATCTAGGTTATAGCATTATGGCTCATCAGAATCTTAAAGATTTGGTTGCTACGCTCAGAGTTCCGGCCCAAGAATATACTCAAATCGCCTCCAAAGAAGAACTGCTACGAACCCTTCAAGATCAATTAACGCCACTTCAGGAGCGCAGGGAGCAAGCTTTACCGCGACTATTCGAATTAGATTCAGAGGGCACGGACTTGCAAGCGGAACTGGGCGTATTACCAGGGTTAAACGAAAGGCTGCTCAAACTCCTAGCATGGTCTAAGGCGAAGGAAGAGCTCCCAGCGGCCCGTCAATTAGTTGCATCGGTAACTGACATTATCAAAGGCATCGAGACTGATATAGACGTTAAGCAAGGACAAATAAGAACGCTGGAAGATGAGAAGCTACTAAACAATATTGAGGCCTCTGGGTTAAGAGAAGCATTAACTAATGCAGATAAATTATGTGGAAATCTGAAATACCTACAGGATCTACAAAATGAGTTCTTCGGAAAGGTCGGAGCATTAAAGGCTCAACTCGAGGCGCTAGCAAAAGACGACGAAGAACGTCGGAAACTTATCGCTGATATGGAACCCGTTGCTAAAGACCTAGTACATTACCAAAACTTAGCCAAAGCGTTCGGACCAGATGGTATCCCATTTGGCATTGTTAGGTCAGTGATACCAGAACTATCAGCAACCTCCAATGAAATCCTCGGCCAAATGACCGGCGGGAAGATGGCATTAGAAATGCGGACTGAACGAGTTCAAAAGAGTAATAAGAAAGAGGTTAATGCCCTCGAAGTGTGGATCACAGATTGGCGTGGGAATATCCCTTATAAAGATCGGTCCGGTGGACAGAAGGTTAAGGCGGCTCTAGCGAATGCGTTTGCTCTAGCGGATTTAAAAGCTAGGAGAGTCGGAATACAGCTTGGGATGATGTTTGTGGATGAACCCCCATTCTTAGATTCAGAGGGCGTAGAAGCTTACTGTGACGCTCTTGAACAACTTAATTATCGATATCCAAACATGAGAGTAATTGCGATAAGCCATGACCCGGCCATGAAAGCTAGGTTCCCACAGCAGATCGACGTGGTCGACATGGGAGATGAGGGTAGCAAGGTCAGAATCGCATGAACTCTACATTCGCTGGCCAAAGCCTCAATTACTACGCACTGGCGGTCTCAATCCTAAATTCATGTCTCCCAGAGACCGCCTTCGAAAAGCTTCAGAATGAGCATCCCGATAAGGTAGTGACATTTATCAGTGACGAGGATGCTATGGATATGCGGAAACTCAAAGCTGAAGGATATTCCTATTATGAGATTGCGGAAATGTACGTCGTTACCTATTATGCGGCATATCACAATATTCGCCGGAGAAAGCTGAAGGGGGATGAGGGATATGCGCATGCCGAGATCGGGTGATTTCGTCAAAACACCCCTCGGAAAGGGCTTTATTAAAGAAAGGTACCGTAATGGTTATTTAGTCCAGCATGGCAGCTGTCGGTTCGCTTTCAGGCATGATGAGATCACTGTACTACAAATGAGAGAGGACCGGGCGAAAAATGGTCCTCTCCATTCCCGAAAGCGAAGAAGGGCACAAGGTTAATCCAGTTTAGAAAGAGGTTAGGAGAAATGAGGATTAAGAAAATCAAGGTCACCTCGGATAACAAGGTCTATGTAGCTTTTGAAAAAAGAAGTGTAACTAAAATTTGGGACGAGTATACCTTCTCTTGTTCTGAAGCGCCAAGGCCTGAATTATTAACCGCACTTTCCAAGCTTGCCCCGCATGTCATAGAGATGTGTGAACTACCTGAAAGCTATTTGGATAAAATTGATGTTCGCAGTGTTTCTTTTAGTTACGGCGGCGTAGATGAAGTAATGGGAGCAACGATAACCAGTCAAATGAAGTTGGAAAACTCTTACACCAACCTTAATTTGAATACCCCGCATAAAGCTAGTGATTCATATTCCGATGCTCCGGCAGATGAAAAGCAACTACTTACACATGATTGCATTCGCGATTTAGACCAGCTTTGTGAAGAAGTCGAGTTATATATTAATGGCGATCGAGCACAGGGAAAGCTCTTTGCTGTGAGTTGAGGATGAGCAAATGTTTGAATTTAGAGAGGAGTAGTCTGATGAAAAATTTTAAGATAGAAGCTTATAACACACTTCGAGAACTAGGCATACCAGCACATCTACGAGGTTATGAATATCTGAAATCAGCGCTTAATTATCTACAAGAAAATCCGGACGCTATCTATGAAATTACAACTAAACTTTATCCAGCGGTTGCTAAGATTCACAAAACTACGCCGAGTAAAGTTGAGAGAGGAATCCGTAATGCTATAGAACAGAGCAAGTCAAGTAAAGCAACATGGTTACAAGTTATGGGTAGAGCTGGCCATATGAGTAACGGAGAATTTATCGCCACATTACGAGAGGTTGTGAAAATGAGGCTAGAGGCCTTAAAAGAAGCGATGCTCGGATGATAATTCGCGTCAAATGCCCTTATTGCAAAGGTGGACAGGGAATTGAAATTAATCTCCAAGAGTATGAGGAGGGCAGTAAATATTACGACTGCCAACATTGTATGGAATGCTTTGAAGTCAAGCTTCAAGCTAACGCAATACGGATAGAGGGAAGATAGCAAGATGTTCATAAGTTATCGTGATTTAGAGAAAGAGCAAAAGCGCGATCTTGACTACAAAATCGAAACTGCAGTAAATGCTTTCAGATCTGCACTGACGGTTTGCCATCACCGCCCTGCACTTGCATTCTCGGGTGGAAAAGACAGTACTGTCTTATGGGACTTAATCCGGAGATTCTTCCCAGAGTGGACAAGCCGCCTAGCGATTATTTACGGCAATACCGGCGTTGAATATCCGGAATGCGTGAAGTTCTCCCGTCAATTAAAAAATGAGTGGGGAGAGGGCAACTTTCACGAGGCAACTCCTTCGCGCACAGAATCCGAGGGGCTAAAATATTCGGCTCAACAAGAGGTCTTGCAATACTTTATTGATAATGGTCGAATAAATGAACTTCTTAAAGACGATGGAAAGCTTAAGACCACTGGAACCCTTGAAAAAGCTTGCCCGGCCCATTTGCGCGAACGGTTCGAGCGTGAACGAATGATCTGGCCGGCGGGGACACGCAAGAACTATTGGTGGTGTGTTGATCAGTATGGATGGCCGCTGTTGGGAAAAGCTTTCTCGAAGCTGAAGGCTCACAGAATTAATATTGACTGCTTCCTTCAGTTTTCGAAAAGCTTGAGCGAAGACCCGAAGCTGCTGGCCTACTATCAAATACTCAAACAGGTGAAAATCTCGCAAGCTTGCTGTGACATCCTAAAAAAAGAACCAAGCGAACGAAAGCAGGCTGAGCTTGATGTTGACGTGATTTTCAAAGGATTGATGGCATCAGAGTCTAGACCCAGGCAGACCAACTTTCTTACAAGAGGGTATCTGTTTAAATCAAAACGTGATCACGTTAAGGACGGTCCGTTCTTTCACTGTAATCCTCTTTCAATCTGGACAGATGATGATATTTGGACTTACATCAAACGATTTAATCTCCCTTACGCATCGCTCTACGACATGGGATGGACCGACAAAGATGGAACATACCACAAAATAAAGCGTAATGGCTGTATAGGGTGCGGGACTGACCTACTCTACGAAAATAATCATATGACAATGCTGCGGCATACACATCCAAATTTATGGGAGATGTTTATGCGGAAAGGTATGGCCGCTGAGATTCAGAAGTTGCAGATTGCCAAAAGGAACGGCCAGTTATCATTATTTGATGTATATGATGCTGAAACCTTACTCGAAATCAGACCATGTATCTTTGACCGCGTTGATCGATTAGTTTGGGATGATGGCATACCTACCGAGGAAATGGAAGATTATGACCCGGAGTTGGATTAGGAGGAAGGCCAATGTACTTTTCATGCACTAAAACACAACTGCTCTCAGGTATAAATACAGTCCAGAGGGCAGCATCTACTAAATTGAGCCCTGAAGTGCTTAAGGGGATAAAGATCGAGGTCAAGGATGGCATAGTTACCTTTTCCGCGACTGACTTAGAGATTGGTATACAGACCAAACAGTCGCTGATCGACACGGAAAATGGCGTATGTGTAGTACCCGCCAAATTATTCGGCGATATTGCTAAAAAACTCCCTAGCACATCGACGATAACCTGTACGGCCAGAGATAATGCCTTGCAAATTACCTACAACAGCTCGAATATTGAGATCACAACAATAAACGCCGACGACTTCCCAATGTTACCTGAAATCGAAACAGAACCTATCGCAATATATTCAACGGTTCTAAAAAAAGCATTATCACAGGTTAAGGTTGCTGTATCGCTTGAAGAGGCTAGGCCAATTTTTACCGGAGTGCTTTTTAACCTGGACAAGGAAACATTTGAGTTGGTTGGTACCGATACCCATAGGCTTGCGCTCGTAGAACTGACGTTAGAGAGAAATCAAAACACTCTCAAGACGATTATCCCCGCCAACGCTGTTGAAGAGCTTATTAAGCTCCCGGATGGCCAAACGATAGCCATTAAGCAAAAAGGCGGTCAAGTGGTATTTGAGACAGAAGAGACAAGAATATATACTCGATCAATCGAAGGGACCTTCCCAAACTACAGGCAGATCATCCCGACGACATGGGCAAGCAGAATAAGCGTAGACTGCAAAGAGCTTATTGGGGTAATTGATCGGGCAAGCCTATTATCAAGTAACAATGTCGTAACCGTTGTAGATGGGTTAAAGATCGAGACCAAGGACTCTGTAGGCAGTATCAATGAAGTCTATGAAGTTCCGACGGAAGGAGAGCCGATTAAGATAGCCTTTAACCCGCTTTTTATGATTACAGCATTAAAGTCAATGAGCTCTGAGACGGTTGAAATTGAGTTTAATGGCCCAACTAGTCCAATTGTCTTAAGGGAAGATGGGCATATACATTTGGTTTTGCCAGTGAGGATGTCGTGATGAAGGAGTATTTAAAGTTTCTACAATCTAAGATTGAGATTTCAAAGGATACCGGATTTGTAATTTCACCAGACGAGGTTAATCCTGCACTAAAGCCTCACCAAAGGGCAATAGTCTGCTGGATGGTGAAGGGTGGGCAGCGAGCTTGCTTCGCGGCATTCGGTCTTGGGAAGACAATGATCCAGCTGGAAACTGTTCGACTCACAAGGAAACGAGCTGGTGGTATGGGGCTCATCGTCATTCCGCTCGGTGTTCGCCAGGAGTTTCTCCGAGATGCGGCAATGCTCGACATCCCAATCAAGTTCATCCGCAGACTAGAAGAGGCTGATAACCCAGACGGCATTTTTCTCACTAACTACGAGACGGTCCGGGATGGGAAACTTAATCCACAATCGTTCTCGGTCGCAAGCCTAGACGAGGCGAGCATACTTCGCGGCTTTGGTGGTACCAAGACCTTCCGTGAATTCATGGGTCTCTTTGCGGGGGACTTTAAAACACTTAATGAGCGGACGAGAACTTCAGGTGTCAGATATCGCTTCGTTGCCACAGCAACGCCAAGTCCGAACGAATATATCGAGCTCTTAGCTTATGCAGCCTTCCTGGGGATAATGGAAGTCTCCCAAGCAAAGACCAGATTCTTTAAGCGAGATTCCACGAAAGCAAACCGATTGACGCTCCACGCTCACAAAGAGAGAGAGTTCTGGCTGTGGTTAGCATCGTGGGCAATCTTTGTTCAAAAACCGTCAGACCTCGGTTTCTCCGACGAAGGCTATGACCTGCCACCCCTTGACGTTCACTGGCATGAGATTCCAAGTGATTACACCACGGCCGGTAGCGAGAAGAACGGTCAGGTCCGCTTTTTTCGCAACGCTGCAATCGGAGTCCAAGATGCTGCGGCCGAGAAGCGGTCTAGTCTCAACGCAAGGATTAAAAAGCTCATGGAACTTAGAGATGAAAATCCGGACACTCACCGCATTATCTGGCATGATCTCGAAGATGAGCGCAGAGCTATCGAGAAGGCTATTACGGGTGTTGTAAGTATCTACGGTTCCCAAAACCTCGAAGAGCGCGAGCGGTCTATTATTGACTTCTCAGATGGGAAAATAAAGGAGCTGGCCGCAAAGCCGGTTATCGCAGGCTCGGGATGCAATTTTCAGCGCCATTGCCACAATGCTGTCTATTTAGGAATTGGATTTAAATTTAATGATTTTATACAAAGCATTCACCGCATCCAGCGCTTCCTACAAAAGCATCCCGTGAGGATAGATGTTATTTACACCGAAGCCGAAGCGGAGGTAAGAAAGACTCTCGAACGCAAATGGGAGCAACACAAGGAGATGGTTAAAAAGATGGCCCAACTCATCCAAGAGTACGGACTTTCTAAGGTCAGTATGGCCGAGAGTCTTACTCGAGCAATTGGCGTTGACCGAGTCGAGGTAACAGGAGACGGCTACCGACTTATTAATAATGACTGCGTTTTTGAGACCGAGCGGATGGAAGGGAATAGTGTGGGATTAATCCTTACATCCATACCGTTTTCCACCCAATACGAGTATTCGCCGAATTATGCAGACTTTGGTCACTCGGACAATAACAAGCATTTTTTCGAGCAGATGGATTATCTGACACCGAACCTTTTCAGAGTTCTTCAACCTGGGCGAATAGCTGCAATTCACGTCAAGGACAGGATTGTCCCAGGAGGCATGACTGGACTCGGATTCCAGACAGTCTATCCCTTCCATGTCGAATGCATCGAGCATTACACTAAGCACGGCTTCGGCTATATGGGCATGAAGACCATCGTTACTGATGTGGTGAGGGAAAACAACCAGACATACCGCTTGGGTTGGACCGAACAATGCAAGGACGGTACCAAGATGGGCTGCGGTATGCCTGAGTATCTACTGCTCTTCCGGAAGCCGCCGACAGATACAAGCGACGGTTATGCCGACTTGCCAGTCAAAAAAGAGAAGAGTCGCTACACGAGATCTCGTTGGCAGATAGATGCTCACGGATTTACCCGCTCTGCCGGGAATAGACTACTCACACCAGAAGAGATAGAGTGCCTTCCGCATGAAAAGATTTTTAAGCTCTTCCGCGAATACTCACTGAATGAGGTTTACAATTTTGAGCATCATGTCAAGATCGGAGAGGCGCTAGAAGAAAAGGGGATGCTACCTGTCACATTCATGCTCTTGCAGCCTCAGTCTTGGCACGAGGACGTTTGGACCGATATTACACGAATGCTCACGCTAAACGGGGCCCAATCGGCCAAGGGTAAGGAGATGCATCTTTGCCCCATGCAGTTCGATCTAGCTGACCGAATAATCGAACAGTTTTCCATGCCGGGTGAAGTCGTACTAGACCCCTTTAGCGGTCTCATGACGGTCCCATACAGGTCTATCCTCAAGGGACGCTACGGTATCGGTATCGAACTATCTTACCGCTATTTCTTAGACGGCGCGACCTATTGCAAGGCAGCTGCCGAGCAGAAAGCAATGCCAACACTCTTTGATTTCATGGATAATGAGGATGAATACTTAGAGGCAATAAAATAACCGGAAGTTATTTCTCCCGGTTTGCAGATGGATTTGGTTGATTCTTATCTAGTATCCAACGGTTATCAATTTTTTTAGCTAATACTTTACCTGATGCGCAGAGATTCTTAATGTATCCCGGTGATAATGACCAGAGTCTTGAAGCTTCGTTAACCCCCATAATACCATCTAGATTGCTCACTGTTTAACAATCTCCCAGTCTCCGGAGAATACACTGAATTCAATACGATCTGTTGTCTCGAGTCTGCTGCATTCTTCGGTTAACCATTCATCGTTTTCGTTGTCACTGAGGAACTGTACTAATGAACCGTTAAAAACCTCATTACCATCGTTATAAACCGTAATATCCATGTTTATCATCCTTCCTTTGCATGCGTTAACGCACTCTATGAATCAAATGTACCATATGCGTTATCGCATGTCAAGCACTTAATTGAAATTGGGGGTTGGTGAAGAAGTGGCTTGGATATCAGTCTATCAGCAAATAAGAGACCATCGAAAAACCAGGGACTTATTTAGAAAACTAGGGATTAATAGAGCCGAAGCTATTGGCACATTAACTCTCATTTGGACATGGGCAGTTGATAATTGTAACCAAGAAGGGGAGTTGCTGTCAGTTACTACGGAAGATATTGCTGACGCTGCTTACTGGAAAGGTGACCCTAATGTACTTTATTACGCTTTGGTGGAAACTGGATGGATTGATGAACATGACGGCAAGATGTATCTGCATGATTGGTATGAATTCAATAAGCCATTTTATGATTACATTGCCAGAAAGGAAAGAGACAAACAACGGAAAAAGCGTAGTAACTCCACTGGAAATTCCGTGGAAATTCCAGTGGAAAACCGTGTAGAATTCCACGACTCACCTTCACCTTCACCTTCACCTTCACCTTCACCTTCACCTTCACCTTCACCTTCACCTTCACCTAAGCCTATTTCTTTATCGTCAAACAAGTTTGACGACGGCTCTATCGAGTATATTCTAGCTACTGAACTTTTTAACTTAATTCTTGGCAATAATCCAAAGGCGGCAAAACCAAACTTCCAAATTTGGACCAAGGATATTGACAAAATGATTCGGCTAGACAAAAGAACAGCTGAGGACATACGTAAACTAATCATCTGGAGCCAGAAGGATGCGTTTTGGCAAGGTAACATTCTTTCCCCAAGTTCGCTTAGAAAACAATTTGATAAGCTTACCGTCCAGATGAAAACGCGAGTGGACAAGCCAAGAGGACCAACCTCCATCCCTAAAAACTTAGTGCCCACAAAAGCTCCGAACAAATACGATGGATTCTATCTGTAGGAGGGACAAGCCATGAACACATATGAAATTGAATTTTGCGGCCGCATATCAACTTCATCCGGGGAAACTGCGGGCAAGCAATTGCCATCCATGGTGGCAGATAAAGTATTTCGATAACCATGGGAATGTGATTAGGGAATATAGGGATTAGGAGGTTATGCCCCATAAAACAAGGCAAATACGGGCTAGGAGGAGTGAATTGTGAATAACCCGGAAACCAGAAGAACCAAAAGAATCAGAAAGGGTCCAGCATGCGAGCCGTGTCAATGTTTTCGATGCAGCTTGCTCATGAAATGTTATCTGATATCGCCTACAACATGGTACTATTGCGAGCGCGAATGTGGTGGTAAAACAAGCCGGACCATGTGCCGGACCATGTGCCCTTACGCAGATCGGGATGAGATCGGGGGACAAAGCGTTGAAAGAGTATAAAATTTTACACTTGTTTGCTGGAATAGGTGGAGGAGCATTAGGGTTCCAGCAGGCCATCGGGGAATGGAAAGGCATGCAAGGTCAATTTCGAACAATGGCCGGTATAGACGTGGACCCAAAGGCCTGTAAAGACTTTGAATATATAACCAGTAGCAAAGCGGTTTGCATGGACCTGTTCGAGCAACGGGATTATATAGCTTTCCACGGACACAAACCCGCGTCCGATTGGAAGGAAGCAACTCCAGATGACATTATGGCAGCTGTAGGTGGGGAGTATCCGGATGTAATTTTTCTAAGCCCGCCGTGCAAAGGTTTCAGCGGACTCTTACCCCAAGCTTCGGCTGCCACAGAAAAGTATCAAGCATTAAACCGCTTAGTAATCCGTGGAATATTCTTAGCCCTTGAAGCATTCCGAGATGACCTACCAGCTGTAATTTTACTGGAGAATGTCCCGCGCATTCGAACACGAGGGCAAAAACTCCTTAACACGATCAAAGGGATGCTCCAAAGTTACAGTTACGTAACGGACGACAGAGACCATGACTGCGGAGAGATTGGCGGATTAGCACAGCATCGAAAAAGATACCTGCTAATCGCCAGAAATGCAGCCAAGATGGATTCTTTTATCTATCAGCCAACTAAGCAACGGGTAAAGTCAATCGGCGAAGTGATAGGGCCATTGCCGTTACCGGGGACCGAAAAAATGGGACCATTGCATCGGCTACCGAAACTCCAATGGAAAACATGGGTAAGGTTGGCGCTTATCCCGGCCGGCGGCGATTGGAGAGACCTTGAAAAGATTGCTCCTGATGAATATCGCTTGGAGTATATACCGCGGGGCGCAGGATCTTATGGTGTTCAAGAATGGGACAAGCCAAGCCATACGGTTACAGGGAAGGCGAAGGCAAACGGATCCACTGCGTCAAATATCGCCGACCCCAGATTACCTGAGCGCAAGAGCAGGCATCCGGGAGTATATCGAGTAGTGAAGTTTGATGAGACTGCACCTTGTGTAACCGGAACGCGATTCGGCAGCGGCGCTTTGGCGATATCAGACCCGAGAACGGGATTTAAGGACAGCACGCACACGGCCATATATCAGGTGAATAGGTGGGATGAGGAAGCGGGCACAGTTACAGGCGCGCACAGGCCAAACAATGGGGCAATATGCATTGAGGATCCGAGAGTAAGCGGAGGATATTCCAATAAACGCAAGGTTTTAGAGTGGGGACAGCCAGCATCAACAGTGACTGGAACACCTGACATTCAATCGGGAGCGCAATCAGTCGCAGATCCACGCTTAGGATGCAAGCCGCGTTCCGGAATGATGGGAGTCCAGAGTTGGGATGAACCGGGAAAAACAGTGATAGGCGCGGGAGATATTCATGCTGGAGCTTCAGCAATAGCAGACCCTAGAATACCAAAGGACAACGAAACCCTAGATCCACCACCTGTGATTATTTCCCTGGACGGAACATGGCACCGACCATTGACCACGTTAGAGTTGGCAGCACTTCAGGGATTACCAGTGATAATCAACGGCAGGCCATTAACCCTCTCAGGAAACTCGGACCAAAGATGGCGTGAGGCAATTGGAAATATGGTACCGCCGCCAGCTGCACGGGCTATGGCAGAAGTTGTTCTACACGCTCTTTTGGTAGCGTCTGAGAACGCATGGGAAATGAGCGCAAATGATATATGGGTAAGTCCTAAAACTTGGGAAGAGATAAGAATCCTTAGCAAGCAGTAGAGGCGGGGGAGTAATGGCAGATAACACCTGGGCTGAGAAAATGAAGACATATGAGCGCGAAGTATCTGCGATTCAAGTGCCGCAGGAACCGGACAAATCGGATATCACGCGATTAGAAAGCCAAATAGATACATTGTACTCCAAAGCCCGCTTCGACCTAGCTCGAGCCAAAGCAGTCTTCGAGAGAGCAATACGCTTATGGAAGGATACGAAGACAGAATCCTATCTGCTCGCGTCAGGTACCCAAAAAGAGCGCGAGGCGTTATCTATCCAGTTTGCAAGGAAGCGAAAGGTAGGAGAATCAGAGCTGACAATTGAGGAAGCCCTGAATATTGCCGAGGAAAGATATTTCTTTATGGATGCAGTGGCGGACACCCTAAGGGCAAAGCATAATTCGTTAGTAATAGCGCTGGGGAGCGCGAAGTTGGATAAAGATTTAACAAGGTAGGGGGGATAGATATGTACGAAATAATTTCCTTGGGCGCATATGTGTTCGTTATGACCAGCATCGGGGTATTCTTCTTGACACTGGCAAGAGCTGTTAAAAAGTGGGGGAAATCATGCTCATAACAATCCCGGGCCGGCCGATCACAAAAAAGAACAGTCAACGAATCGTTAAGAACCAGAGAACCCATAAACCAAGAGTTATTCAATCGGACGCCTATTGCAACTATGAGGAAATGTGTCTATGGAGGTTGAAAAGGTACGCCGGTAAGAAATATCCTGGTCCGGTACAAATTCGAGCACTATATTGGATGCCGAACAGGCAAAGCTGGCCAGACCTTATTGGATTATTGCAAGCGACGTGCGACATCTTGCAAAAGGCAGAGATTATTGTCAATGATCGATACGTTGTCAGCCTAGACGGAAGCCGGATCGTTGGGGTGGATAAAAATAATCCGAGGGTGGAAATTGAGATCACCGAGGAGGAAACAGCATGCCAAAAATAGGTGATGTAGTATATCTAATTGAATTAATTGGAAATAAGAATTATGACCGTGCGAGGACGACAGTTGAACAAATGATCGAAAACGAACGAAGAAACGGAAGAGAACAGGCTGCGAAACAACTCGAAAGATCGTTGCGCCATTGGACAAGCACAAAGTTAGCAGAATTACCTCAAAGTGTTAAACCTTTGGTATGGGCGGAAGAACCTAAGTTTACACTCAATGAATTATACCTCGATGAAGCCGTGAAAAATGAAGTCCGACTATTTATTAAAGAGAGACAAAGCTTCGAAAAACTGAGCGATGCAGGATTGCCCCCACGCAATCGAATATTACTCGCAGGACCTCCGGGAAATGGCAAGACAAGTTTAGCCGAGGCACTAGCCAAAGATCTCGGATTGCCCTTCCTTTCAATAAAACTTCACGAGACAATTGGCGCTCACATAGGAGAAACGTCCACAAGGTTAGGTAGATTATTTGAGTATACATTTTTTAACAATTGCTTAATATTTCTGGACGAGTTGGACTGTCTAGGGTCTACAAGAATTTTAGATGGAGATGGAGCAGATAAGGAACGAAACTCCATGGTCAATACATTACTAACTAATCTAGACAGACTCCCGAGTGAAAGTATTGTTATTGGAGCAACGAATTTACCCGAGGAAATAGACGGGGCTTTAGAGCGTAGGTTTAATCTTAAATTATGGTTAGATGTGCCTAATACTGAAAGCATAAACAAATATATTGTTGATTATCAGCGAGTACATGGCGTTGTTTTCTCTGATTTATTTAACAATTCAGAGTGGACACTAGATGGGCAGCCGTGGTCAAGGATAAGTGAGTTTTGTCTCAACAAGCATAGATGTGTGGTTCTGGGCGAGGAAAATACTCATACGGGTGATTGGGTCGGGAGGAAAACATGTGAGTAAGTGTGGGGAGAAAAAACAACGCTGGGAGATCGGCAAAATAAACGGCAAGGAACATGTTTTATACGAAGCTGTTGAACATTACGGTCTTGAAACTCAAATGACAAAGGCAATTGAGGAATGCGGAGAGCTTATCGTGGCTATAGCGCGGGGCGACATCCCCAATATAGCAGAGGAAGTAGCCGATGTCAGGATTATGCTTGACCAGATCGAGATTATGTTAGGGTTAGATACCGGGATGATCAGGCAAAGCAAGTTGGAAAGGTTGAGTCACAGAATTAACGCCGAGATAGAAAATGGATCGAGGTGCTTAAAGTAAATGTGTAAATGCCGTAAATGTAAAGGACAAGCCTGCCGATGCAAAGATTGCGCAGAAAAGGGCCAGTGCAGTTACGCCCAAATTGATGATTGCCGATGGGTGAGGATTGGAGGTAAGAAGGTATGAGTAAAACAAAGATTGAATGGACCGATGCAGTATGGAACCCTGTAACAGGATGTACAAAGGTTTCCGAAGGCTGTAAAAATTGCTATGCGGAACGAATGAGTAAGCGCCTTGCTGGGCGTTGTGGGTACCCGAAGGACAATCCTTTTAAAGTAACATTACACCCTGAGAAATTAGACGAACCCTTGAAGTGGAAAAAACCACGAAAAATATTTGTTAATTCTATGAGTGATCTTTTCCACGATGACGTACCGTTTGAGTTTATACGGGCTGTATGGGCCAGAATGGCAACAATTAGGCAACACACTTATATGGTATTGACGAAGCGGCCTAAACGGATGCTGGAATTCTTTGAATGGATGGACAAGCAGGATTGGAGAGTCGAAACACTGAGGGATCATATATGGCTTGGCGTTTCAGCCGAAAACCAAGCCACAGCGGATGAACGAATACCATTTCTATTAGAGGCACCGGTTGGGGTGAGATTTGTAAGTGCGGAGCCGTTGTTGGGTCCCATCAATATAACAAATATAGACGCAGAAAAAGCAGGGCATGATGAAATGTATTTTATCAATGCCTTGACTGGTAAACATACTGACATGGGGCGACCGTGTAAATATTTAAACAAATTAGACTGGGTCATAGTCGGCGGCGAATCCGGACCAGGGGCAAGGCCAATGCATCCGGATTGGGTGCGAAGCATGAGAGATCAATGCCAGGCGGCGAATGTACCTTTCTTCTTTAAACAGTGGGGTGAGTGGCTGCCAAATGCTCATGAGTACGACTGTAATCCAGGAGGCGTGAACTATAAACAGAGACATCAATTAGTTGAGGATGTAGCTATGTGCCGTGTAGGTAAAAAGAGATCCGGCCGCAAAATCGATGGCCGGACGTGGGATGAATTTCCGGAGATTGGAGGAATAAAGCCTTGAGAAAACAGTGTGCCAAATGCAATGAGTCTACCAAGATGCCGGTAGGTTTTTGGGATGGCAAAGACAAGAACGGTAGATCCACCGGAGGCTTAATGTTTAGCTGCAACAACACGGAATGCCCTATCAAACAGGAAGAAGCCAGGTTGGAACAAGAGGCGATGCAAAGGATAAAGGAGACACAGGAAGAGAACCGCAAGAACGGCATCGATATTCAGGAGATGGTCCGAGCAAGAAAGCGGGCAGAGATGACCATCAGAGACTGTGCTAAGGTTTTAGGTGTAACCCTTCCTCAATACAGCGACTACGAACGTGAAAGAGTGCCTATGCCGAAGGAATACTGGAGCCGGATTATTGAAGCAAGCAAGAAGGAGTAGAAAAATGTATAAGTGCGGTGATAAATTCTGCTCCAACCCAAGTAGAAAAACAGCTGCTGACGTCCAAAATTGCAGCGAGGAAATCGCAAAGAACGTTCCTGAATGGAATCATAACCGATGCTATTGGAATATAGATGGGGCCGGATGCAAGGAATGTGGCTCTAAGGTAGTCAGGGCTAGCTCGTGCGTTATTTGCACAAACTGCGGCTGGAGTCCTTGTGGATAAGAATGTGGGCAAGTTGTGGATTATGATGTGGATAAAGTGAGGGGATAAGATGTTTACGATAGGATTAGCCTCAGGAATATTCGTAGGAACAATTATAGGATTTAGTGTATGGGCGATTGGAAGACGGCTTGAGCTTCAACAAAGAGGTCAGGAGCAAGATTAAGGTTGCGAAGCCTCAGCAATATGCTGCAAAGTGCCTATAAAAAGGTAGATGAAAGGGATGGCGGGATATGCCGCCATCCCGGGTGCGGAAGTAGCTATAATACTGACCATCATCACTGCGAACCGAGATCACAAGCTAAGGACCGGGTGGCGTGTGTAGAGAACATCGTTACTTTATGCCAAGAACATCATCACGGAAGAGAAGGACCTCACGAGTCAACATACTGGCGTGAGTACTGGAAGCGGTGGCAGATGAAGATGTACCCGTATTACATGACGAAAGCTGAACAAAACGAGATGGAAAGACTAAGGCTGAGAAGGTTTGCAGACCCAGAAGTTTTAGAAAGACTAGAGGAATTAGAGGAGAAATGGCGGAGGTGGGAAGAGTGCAAGATCAAGGTGTAATTTCTAAGGAAGAACTAATAGACCTAATTGCCCTAAAGAAAGGACAGCTCGAAAAAGCCTTAGATGACTGTGATCTCCTAAAGAGAGAGATTTTCAAACTTGAAGACAAACTGTCCAACTTGGGCGAGAACCTGAACAACCCGATGGCTTGCATGAACCCTATTGCATTCGCCCAAAAAAAGTGTGAAGAGTGCGGATTTTACGGAAGGTGTTCGTATGTAGGCAGGGGCGACTATGGAAGGTTTAAGTTGTGAGGGGGTATCAACCGCATGGAATGTCCAAACGGTATACGCCAATGTCCAAATGGTTGGCCCGACTGTGATCTATGTGCCAACTTGGAAATATGTAAAACCGGGATGCATGAACCAGAACCGATCAATGCTGAGTCAGATCTCGATGTTGTCATAAAGGCGGCAGAAATCGCGGAGAAAGTCATCGACACGGAGGTAAAGGAAAGTGCCGAAAAAATCAGGGGAACATGGGCAGAACAATTTATGGCTTTATCCCCAAGTAAAGCATTGGACGAGTTCTATCGGTATCATCCTCCGAGTCTGCATGACAAAGATGTTATCCCGCCGGGCGGTCCTCCCAAACCTGGAGGAGGAAGTAAGAGTAAAAGGCGCAAGAAGCCAGTGAGGAGAATCCCAGAATACATGAAACGATTAGGGATGTAAGAATTTAGCATAATATGGTTGACTACATTTGACAAGCCGTGGTATAATGACCGTATAGGTTGCGCCCTGACAAAAATTCAGGGTGTTTATTTTTTTGCCTGAAAGCAAGTTTTCGTGATAACCAGATGGGCGTGGAGAAATCCGCGCTTATGTCATGATATCCTGGAACGCTCCTTAATTGGGGCGTTCATTTTTATTTTTCATTTATACGCATTACCTATTGGAGGCAAAGAGATGTGCAAGAAAGATATTCCTAGTTGCTTTAATCTCCTTGAACCAAGGAAACTCGAAGATAAAGAAAACTGCGTAGACTGTAGAAGCTAGATGGGGAAACACTGCAGGGATGAGAATAGGTTCGAGAACTATGAGGATACCGCTAAGTTTAAGGTATACGATCGGATGATGCGAAGTAACCGGGGGATTCAGGAGACGATATAAAAAAGCATGGGCATATATACCCATGCAAAAGCTATTTCCGTGTATTATTTTTATATTTCATTTTATCAACCGTGACAATCCCCCTGAAAGACTATTTGCAGGGGGATTGTCACAAAGGCTCTTATTTTAAACAATACGATTCTTGGTTTATATAGGAGGAATCTTTAATGACTAAATAACTCGGTAATAAGTGTATAGATCAAGTAGATTAGCCAGTGACCATGGATATGGGCATGAATTATTATTGTAACTGAGTATCTTAAACAAGTAATCCGCTTATAAAAATTTAAGGTTAATTTCATCAAGACACTCCTCGGCGCCTTTTGACAATCCCAGTCCCCTAGGTTGATAGTATTGATAAATCTTAAATTTTATAATAGTAATTTCTTCCAGGTAATATAACTTGAATACCTCCACTAATATTATATTTATCTTTATCACTTAAAAAAATTAGACCAATGGAGGTGGGTGAGAATGTAGCGATGGACTGGAAAAAAATGCAAGGAGGAGGCGACGCTGTTGGCAAAGGAACGGCGAAGGTATAGACCAACAGATAGAGAGATGAGGACGAATCGGGGGATATGCTTCGACTAAATGTTCTTAGTCAGGATGAGGTTGGCCGCTGGGTGCAGAGCCTTATTGATTCGGGCAATCTCCATGCTTTTTACACGTCCGGCTATTGGTTACGCTTGCGGGCTGAGGTCTTGGATGAGTTCAAGCATGAGTGTCAGCATTGTAAACAGCGAGGATACTACAAACGTGCCGAAACGGTTCATCATGTCAACTACGTGCGCAAGCAACCAAAGCTAGCCTTATCAAAGTTTTATATGTACCAAGGTAAGGAATGCCGAAACCTCATTCCGCTGTGCCATGCGTGCCACGAGAAAGCGCATGGATACAGGCAGAAGGAGAAGCTGAAACCTTTGACGGAGGAGAGATGGTAGTTATGGAGCCAATAGATATTTTTAAAAAGATACGAGATGCAAGTGATGAAGTCTTAAAAGCTTTAGCGAGCAATGATGAAAAAGCACTTGAAGACGCAACGGATAAGTTTATGCTGTTAATGATTAAGCTTAATTGCCAGAAATAATACCCCCGGTCTGAAAAAATCATATTTTAATTGGGAGGGGCTTGAC